TCGCTGGGTTCGATGGGAACGCCATCTCCTTGCGGGACGTTCCATTGTCTGGATCGTTTAAGGTGTGAATCTTCCTTCCGCGAAGATAAACACTAACGACTTTCTTGCCGTCAACTTGTTCATATTTCGCGGTAAGCGGATCTTCGCATCCATTAATCTCAACTGGAGGGCGCCAAAACACCATAAGGTTATACGCCATCCAAGGGAGCTCGCGCATAGTAATTCCGACGTTATTCGAAAACCTCTTAGTACTTCCGAAAAGCCTAGCAGTACCCACCACAACCGTGCATACCACCACATAAGTGAAATAAAGCAGAGCTGTAATGACGACCAGGTTGAAAACGAAAATCACCGAGTTTTGCTGTTGCCAAACCAAAACCGGGAGATCGTAAAAGGCCAAAGAAAAGACGAACGTTATCAAGGACGGCGTGGCCTTCAAGGCATTCCAAGCGACTTTGAGCGCCGCCAACCAAGTAACCTGAACCATCTCCTTCTGCTGCAGCCAAATCCACCTGTTAAAGGTGTAAAGCCACCTATCGAGGTAAGTGCTCCAATCCGTATTCGTTTGATTGGAAAACTCATCCTTGGGAAGGTTGATTTCTGGGTTTGGAAAAGACTCGTGAAAGGGAAATTCCGTAGACTTGTGCTCCCTCCACTTTTGAATCTTGTCGTCGACGGTGATCACAAGCTTTGGCTTAGAATCCATGGTGGAATTCCCCGCGATCTTGAGAGGAATCTCGAGGTCTGAAAACCAGTCAGTGGACTGGTGTAGGGTCGGTGCAATCCTAACAAAGTTAGTGGATGCTCCAAGGGAGAGAACGGACATGAGAATGGCCAGGGTCAGATGGGCTTTAATAACCCTCTGGATCCAGGCCTCTCTAGCCCTAGAATACTCTCTCTTCTGCCTCGCAATGTTGCGAGTGATGGCACTACGAACTGAGCTAGTGACCATACCGTGCAGAACCTCCCCGGACTCAGAAACAATGGTTAACATCTTCCTGGGACCTCCGGGGAATCCGGGGTCAAGCAAAACCCCGGAATCTGGCCCGCCAGAAGGCGAGCCAGGAGGGGCGGAAGGGACCGCCCCGTCGACCCCCTCGAAAGGCGGGGCCGTTGGCTCCGGCAAGGGAACCAGTGGGGCGCTCGCTACCAAAGGCGCCCCGGGTGGGGCAGAGACGTTAGTCTCCACCCCGAATGCCGCTGTGAAAGCCGGCGAGCCGGACCTGTCGGAGTCCGGAACCGCTATACCCCGAAGGGACAAGCGGGAGAATGGTAGCATATCGGTTGCCAGCAGCGTGCTGGACCGATCGCCAGGCCCCATCTCAAGAGCCTGACTAGACGCCGGGGTCTCGGGGGGCTGTGCCCCCCGAAAC